GACCGATTCCAGCCAGGGCACATTCAGCAACAAGCTCGTTGGCGCGTCCTACAACTTGGCGACTGATCCGCTGGGTGTGTGGCAGGCCGCTTCCGAGTTGATGGCCTCGTTCAAGGGCGACGCTGGCCAGCCGCTCGGGCTCGTCGCCGACACGCTGATGGTTCCGCCCTCACTTCGTAGGTACGCCATGCAGGCTGCCAAGTCCGAAATCGTCCCGCAGACGGTCCGCAACGTGGCCGGTTCCGAGAACGTCGGCGTGGCTGGCGTGTCGAACATCTACCAGGGCGACTTCAACGTCATCGTCAACCCGTACCTTTCGAGTGCGGCTTGCGTGGTGATGTGCAGCAACCGCCCTGTGAAGCCGTTCATCTGGCAGTTGCGCCAGCCCCCCGTGTTCACCCCACTGGTGGATCCGACGCTGCCCAATATGTTCGAGCGCCGCGAGTTCGTGTACGGCTCGGAAGCGCAAGGCGCTGGCGGATACTCGCTGCCGTTCCTGGCCGTCCGCTGCTCAGCTGCTTAATTGCGGCCCGTTGAACCTGGAGCCGAGTACAGCCCCGGCTCGGCTTCAGGTTTCTTTTTTTTGTGGGCAAACGAAGAGGTAACGACAATGGCAAGCTCAAATCCACGTTTCGTAATTCGCGCAGTTGATCGCAAGTCTTCCGGCTACAACGGAAGCTATCGCTCGGGACGCTTTTGGCCGAGCGATTCCGATACCGTCATTGAGATCGTCGATAGCGACGAATGCCCAGTGGTGGACAATCCCGAGAAGCCAGGACAAACGATGCTCGATCCGCGCAGGCTGGGTCGCCGTGCCTGGGATCTGCTGAAGACCGACGGCACGCTTTCGCGTCGCCCGGCTGAGGACAACGAGGTCATCGTGGACCCGATCCCCCAAACACTTTTGCATTCGCAGGTTGCGAAGCTGGTTGAAGAGAATGCTTCGCTCAAGTCGCGCCTGGAACTTCTCGAGCAGTTCATCCTCGAAGCGAAGCCCGCGCTTCCCGCGCCGCCCGCGCGGCAGGCCGAGCCCGAGGTCGCGCCTGAGCTAGCGCCCGCAGTGCAGCCGTCCCCGGCTGTGGTTTCCAAGAAGAAGGGTTCCGTCAAGGTCCAGTTCGTAGTTGCCGGCGAAACTGCCCCCTCAGATGCGCAGGCCTCTGAGCCCGAGGCGCCCTCGAAGACGTAACCAGCCATGCCTTCAGCCACGTATTGCACCACAGCGCAACTGTCCCAGTTCGGGATCAGGGCCGATGCCTTGCGTGGCATCCAGCTTTCCGACCTCCAGGCGGCAATCACGGCAGCAAGTGACGTGATCGACGGTTACCTCCGCTCGCGGTACAAGCTGCCGCTGCTGTCCTGGGGGTCGGACATTTCTCGTCTCTGCGCAAAGATCGCCGTTTATGACTTGATGGTCACCAGGGGATTCAACTCTGGCCGCTCAGGCGACACGCAGATCCAAGAGCAATACGACGACGCGATCAGAATGCTTCGTGATATATCGACTAACAAGGCGAGCCCGAACATCGTTGATTCTGACTCCGGTGGATCTCCTGGAACTGCAACCACCCCTGGCGGCGCTCCGTCAGTTTCTTCCTACTCCAGCCGCGGCTACTTCGTTCCAGATGGAATGACGGGCGGCTCGTTCCAAGGGCGGCGCAGATAATGGCCAGCGTAACCAAAGACGAGCAAGCGTGGAAGGATGCCAAGCGTAGCCTCGAAGGCTTGCGCCTGGGCGTCTACATTCCGAGGCTTGCTCAACTGGTTGCGGCCGGCGGCGTGAAGCTCACAATGGACACGTTCAAGAAGCAGTCCGATCCATACGGGCGACCGTGGGCGCCGCTCAGCAGGATCAGAACGTCCGACAAGCGGGCAGCGGCGAAGGTGATTGCTAGCGGGAGAAAGCCTCGTGGCGGGAAGATCTTGATCAAGACGGCGCGCATGCGGAATTCGACTGCGCCGATTTCGATTGGGCGTTCTGGCGGCGTAGGCCTTCCGGTGTTCTATGCTTCCGTCCATCAGAACGGCGCGACCATTGCGCCGCACACCAGGGCGAGCAGTTACAGCAATGTCACCTATCGCGTTGGCGGTAGGTTTGCTTCAGAAAAGGCCGCCGCGAAAGCGCACCGCTCTGGCAAGGCCGTTCGCGCCGATAGGTTCAAGCGTGTGTACTCGCAGGGCATCAAGATCCCACAGCGCATGATGATGCCAGATAAAGCGATGGGATTGCCCGCAAGCTGGAATACGATGATCCGCAAGGAGACCGTCGGCCTGATGACCCGCTGGGTGCTGAAGGGAGCGCGCGCATGAGCGACGACCCAACAAAGCTCACCAGCTTCGTCCCGACCATCGGGTTCATTGTCGAGCACGTGCTTGCCGATCTCTCATCCAAGGTGCCCGATCTACTCGTGTTCGGGCCCGAGGACGACGCGGCCAATGCGCCGCCGAACTCGATCTACTGGCAGCCGGTGTCGGAGCAATACTCAGCGCCGCAGCGCCAAGGCAAGCCGTCCGCGCCTGGCCACCTCTATGTGCGCAAGGTGCCCGTGGAATTCTTCGTGTTCGGCGGGCTCGCGCCAGAATGCGCGTACACGGATGCGCAGTCTGTATTCCACAATTGCGATCTGTCGGAGGCGATCGTCTCGCGCCTCTTGAACGCGCTTCATCGCTCGCTTTCGAATCAGTCCTATCAGGTGCTCGGCGCCGAGTGGTTCAACAGCGGCCGAACTGGCGTTGGAATGTCGTGCCAGGTGACGGTTGAATTCATGCTTCCGATTGTCCGCGAGGACAACCCGACGGTCACGCCGACGGCTGGACCGTTCAACCCAACGGTGGAGTTCGTCAAATGAGCAAGCGAGACGAGATGGACAAGAAGTCAGAGCCCGCCATCGAGATGCTAGTTGAACTGCCTCCGGCGCGGGTTCAGAGCCTGAGCGCGTGGGCCTTTGAGCTTGGCCATCTTCCAGCCGAGCTTCCAGGCAATGCGCTTCATCCGACGTTGACGAACCGCAATTCATGGCGGGTCCAAGCGATCTGCCTTGGTGGAAAGCTCACCATGGAATCGCTCATTGACGAGGCCACATACAACACCGCGTTCGCCATGGTCGGCGAAGCCCAAGCACGATAGGAGATCCACATGGCACTTCCCTCAGTTTCTCTGACTTTCAAAGACGGCGGCCTCGGAATCATCACCAGCGGCGCCGGTCGCATGCAGGTGAAGGTTGGGCTGTCCACAATTGGAACGCCCGGCGTCGCGCAGACTTGCGCGAATCCCACCACGGCGAAGACTCTGCTCGGCGCTGGCCCACTTGCCGATGCGGTCATTGGCCACGTCGGTCGCTCTGGCGCGGCCGTGCTGGCGGTGAACTGCGTGCTAGGCACTGCCGGTTCCGTTGGCGCATTCACGCAGGTAGGCTCGGGCGCCGGCGTGGTTTCGGCCTCGTGTGCCCCGCACCAGCAGGTGTTGATCAAGTGCTTTCTGGGCGGCGCGCTCGGCACGTCCACGTTCCAGTTTAGCGTGAACGGCGCGGCCTACGGGCCCGTGGTTGCTTCCGTTGCAGGCAGCACTTGGGCATATCGCGTGCCCGGAACCTTCACCACCCTCACGTTCGCCACTGGCACCTATCGCACCGGCGACGTGTACACCCTGCCCGTCACCGGCACCGTCTCGGCCTCCGTCCCCGCTGGCGGGCCCGCGACGATCACGCAGGTTTCCAGCCCGCTGGACGCCTACAAGTTGCAGGTGAAGATCGCGCTTGCCGGCGCTCTGGCGACTGCCCAGTTCACCTACTCTCTCGACGGTGGCAGCGTCGTCTCGTCGCCAATCACAACGGCGGCGAGCTATGTCATCCCCAACACCGGTATCGTTCTCGGGTTCAGCGCCGCGGCCTACGTCGCGACGGACACCTACTCGGCAACGTGCTCGCCCCCGACCTTCACTTCCTCAGCCGCGCAGGCTGCAATCGAAGCCGCCTTTGCTGACGGGACCGCCTTCGAGGGAATCCACATCGTGGGTACTACCGATACGTCGGCCAATGCCGCGGTCATTGCAACGATGCTTGAGTCGGAAGTTCAGAGCGCCGCGACGACACTTCTTCGCTACGTGTGGGGCGTTTGCGAATGCCCGACTGTTGAGGCCGACGCCACGGTGAAGGCCGCGCTTGCCAGCTTCGTCAGCACGACCGGGCGCGTGTCCATCGCAATCGGCCAATGCGATCTGCTGTCGAGGGACAATGCTCTGACCATGATCCGATCCATTGCCTGGCCGTATTGTACGCGTCTTGCTAGCACTCGCATGTCCGAACACCCGGGCAAAGTGATGCTTGGATCGCTGACTGGAGTCTCGGACATCTATCCCACGTTC